TGTCAGATACATAATTCTTTGGTTTTGTTTCTGGTTATTCATTTATTTAAACAATCACCAAAGCATAAATGCCTGAAATATTGACTGATGCTTATTTATTATTCACATTTGTTTTTAAACAAGCTCTTATTACATACGGATTCCCTTGTAACCGTGGGTCAGAAGGATATTCAAGATATTCAACGCGCTTCACATCGCTAACACGCATTGCCAGTAAGTCGCTCTCTGATGCCGGCAGATAGTCAATGAATACAGCTACAGGTTTGCCGCCATTGGTAGTAATTGAGTTCCCTGAAATAATGCTTAACTGGGGTATTGCCATGTGATTGAGCAATTCCGAGCCTGATTGCGATGCGTTTTTCTGTGCCGTTGTTGGCATATATATCGATTTGTCAGAGTATAGGGTCGCATTTTCGGCCTCCACAGTTACCTGATGTAACTGGGTGGCGGTTACACGCATAACGATATTGCCAAGATTAAATCCGACACTCCGGCGGTAGGTTGTCTTATAGCCCATGCAGCTGAGTTTGGCGATAACGCCGCGACGGTCGCATGGAATTGAAAAGCGACCGTAGGCATCAGCTACGCCGTAGGTTATTACGGTGGAGTCTGACGGGGCAAGAAGCCAAACGGTTGCAGCCGCAACCGGTTCGTTGTCGTCGCCAATGGCGGTGCCGGTATAAACGAATTTGCCGTGCTGCAGAGCCTCGATATAGTAATCATTTCCTTTCTTGATTACGGAAACAGGGTTAAGCCCGACAGTTTTGCGCAAGGCATCGTAAGCGTTGTCAGTGCGGACTACTGCCGATGTGCGGTAGTTGCCGAGTTCCTTGTATATGAAGGATATGTTGATGTCCGGGTGGTCTTTGCTTATTCTGACGATAGCCGCTGAAACAGGGGTGTCGCTGAATGTGTAATTCAATTTATAGGCATTGGCTGAAAAGCAAGTCATGACGGCCAATACCAGAGTAAGGACAATCTTCATTTTTCAGTCAATGGTTAAGGTTTTGTTATTCTGTTTAATATTGATTTGCTCAAATGTGTTGAGCTGCGCAATTACATCGTCAAGCGTCAATGCCGGGTCGAACTTGTAATAAAGATGTAGCGATGCGACTTCCTTGTTGTTGAATTTAACATCAACGCCGTAGCGGTTGGCGACTGCGTCCATAATGGTTTCAAGGGCTTCATCCTCAAACATCATCGGGGTCAAGTCAGCTTTTACGGTGTCGGTCGGCACGGCGGTACTGTCTGCGGGAACAGAAACGGTGACGGCAGAGGCATTTTGTTGAGCTCCTGCATTAGCCATCGGCTCGGCCTTGCGCTCCGTTACCGAAACGGTTATGGCAATACCTGCGGCAACCGCAACGATAGAAGTAAAGACAATTACAGCTATTGAGGCGGCACGGCTACCGAACCAAGCAAAGAGCCTGCGATGTGGTGTGTGGTTATGCTTATGCGAGAAGACCTCCCATTCGGCATCGATATCGACCTCTTTGTTGGCCTCGATTGCCGAATCCGTTTTGCAGAGCAGATTGTATAACTCTTTCGTCTTGGGGTCGGAAAGAATAGTCTGCAACTTCTCCGACGAATATTTGTCGGGGTGCTCGATAATATCAAGCACAAGTTTGTATTTATCCATTTTCGCTGAGTTTTTTACGGATTATTGACAGCGCATGACTCAGATGACGATATACGGCAGTTTCGCTGATGCCCATAACCTCTGCGATTTGTGAGAACTTTATGCCGTCGGAAAATCGCAGTTCCATAATCTGGCGAGCTTGTGGGGAAATATTATTGCGGATAAAGGCATACATTTTTGCAATGGTTTCCTCATCGGGCCAGTCCTCGGTATCGTATTCCTCCATGTCAAGAAAATAGCGGTTGGCTATTCGTTGATGAATACTGTAATCGCGGATATGGTTCAGACAGCGGTTGCGCACCGCTTTCAGAAGATAACCGCAGGAAATCAGGAGGTTTGAACTGTCGTCGAGCAACGATAAAAACACATCATGGACGATGTCGCGCGCGAGATCATCGTCGTGCAGAAGTGCCACGGCCAACCGGAACATCTGCGTGTAATGTGCTTTGAAAAGCTGCTCTATGTCGTTTCTGTCTGTCATACACTATATAGACACACAACTTCCTGAAAACTCAACGCTGAAAGCAAAAAAAATTTGAGGAAATTTCATTTTCGACTACAAAGGTACTGAAAATCGAGCAATTACGATTAACGCAATTTGTCTTAAAATTCAGCCAGACACGGATAAGGTTTATATTACGCCTGACATTGACAGCGAGAAACTATCGTGAAATGGAAATTTTTGCGGTGGATCTTGCTCTGCGACCGCGTACCGGCAAAGCCGACATACGCTGTAAGCCCACACGCGAGGGCTTCGCCGTTCGCAGCCGCTACAAAATTCCCGAAGTCGGGAGGCTGAAAGCATCCCGATACGGAAATTTCTCCGCTCCGATGTAGAGGGTATCGAAAGCGTCGGTGCCGTCGGTGCGGTGTTCGAGCAGGTCTTCTTCCGACTCGGCAAGTTTCTCGCCTGACTTGTCTTTCTTGAAGCCGTTGCGACCATTGGAGACACCGGCTGACTGCACCGCGAGAATCAAGTCCTCGTTGTTCGAGCGGTTGAAGAATGGCATAAGGCGTTGCTTTCCGGCAAACGCATTATTGATGAGAAGGTACTTCTCGTGGTGGTGCATCGGGTTTCCGAGGTACACGGATTCGACGCGCCAACCATGCCGTTCAAACTCCCTTACCACGTTATAATGGAAGTCCTGGTCGTTGACGGCATAGTTGGAGCCGAGGGCCGTAGCATCGTAATAATAGACCACGGTCTTATTGCGGTGGGCGGCGTAATAGCGGCAGAAGTCCTCGACGAGTGCCGGTATCTTGCGGTCGAACTTGACGTAGAAGCTCTTGATTACATTGAGGCGGCGGTCGCGTGGCTGACCCGCTACAATCCAGTTGATGTTGGCGTTGTAGTCCATGCCTATGCAGATGGGCGCGTCGGGGTCAACGTCCTTGTCGGCGCGGGCGTCGAGCGTCGAGAAGTCATAATCATATCCGAGAGTATCGAGGTACTGATTATCGTTGGCGTCGTACTTGTGGCCCTCGCGCATCGAGGAATAGAAGCCGTCCTTTGCAATTCCGATCCTCTGACAAAGGATAGAGGTTTGGAAGGTCAAAGGAGTAAGGTCGCGCTTCATCTGCTTTATGTAGTTCTCGCCGAGAAGCTGCAAGTTCTCGATAGAGGAATACTCGCGGTAATAGACCGCGACGGAGCGCATCTTGTTCAGGTCGCGGTCAAGGCGGCGAAGGTAGCCTTTGAGATATGGCGGCACTTCGGCGCCGGAGGCGTTGAGAGCGCGGATGCGCTCTTTGGTGCGCCATATCTCATAGACCGTGGCCTCGATGGTTGCAATCAGCTCCGAGTCCATTTTGTCGCGGTAATGGAGGAACCAACTGCCCTTTTGGGTCTGCGGCATATCGCTCAATATCATAATTGAGTGATTGAAGGAGTGCTTTCCGAAGTGCGACTTTATGCCGCCGTTGGCCGGTAGCGTTTCGTCTTTCAGTTTGGCGTAGTCGATAAACTTCGCTTCATCGACAAGCAGCCATGAGAGCGTGAGCGAGTTGGAGCTGCCGGGCCGGTCTTGTGATATAATCACTGCGACCGAACCGTTATAGAAAGATATGACGTGTTCATAATCTTTCGGGTCGATGATGGGCTGACGGAACGACTTCGGCGGTTTCCTACCGACAACGTAATGTATGCCCTCGATAAATCCCCAGCGTTTCCAAGCGGCGAGCAAGCCCGGAATAGTGTTAGTCAGTCCGTGCTTGAAGGTAGGCACTACGATGCCGCCAGTCGAGCCGGGCATACGCTGCATATTGCGCAGAACAAACGGAGCAGCTATGCTGTCCGTTTTGCCGGTGCGTCGCCCTGCGACGATAACGGAAGTGTTCGCGCCGATAAGCTGCGTGAGACGCTGCGGCTTGTTAAAGTAGACTTGTTTCTCTGATGAGTGAATGTGCGGATGTTTTGATGATTGTGTCATAAAAATCATTAACTTTGCATATCAAAATAATAAGCGCATGGAAATGTCTGACAAACTTCTCACGATATTAATGTTGATTGGTGTATTAGCTTTTATTGGGTTTATCGCCTTTATGGCTGTTCGCGCAGTTAAATTAAGAAATCGCGTAAATGCGATGAAGATGCCACCAAACATCAATCAGATCAGAAGAAAGTCATTATGGTTCGCCATTATTGTGATAACCCTAAGTTGCATCTTTGCGTATATTGTTACCTATCAATAAATTGGATTCGTTTGGGTCGGTTTCCTGTGGGCTGTCGGGGAAAAGTTTGTCGAACTCTAAATCTACTTCCTCGAACTCCACGTCCTCGATGTCGATAGTTTCCTTGCGGTACTTCTCAATCATTGCCGAGATTTTGTCGGCAATGTTGGGGATAGGCTCGATGCCGAGGACACGCGGGTCATCGGTGGCCGTGAAGGGCTGAACGAGGATTTGGTCGAGCGGTATTGCCTGTTCGTCTTCAAGGTCAACGCGGTTCAGTTTGCCGTAGGCGGTTGCGGCGCGTTCCATCGTCTTGCTGTCCTTACGCTTCTCGGCCATCTTGTAAGTGGCGATAAGCATTTCATTTGTGCGCCAACGGTGGAAGTCGCGGCTTGCACTTCCAAGCATAGGAAGCAACGACTTGACAACGGCAAGGTCAGAATAAGCCGTAGTGCGGTGTATGCCATGCCGTTGGCAGACCTCGGCGACAAACTCGCGGTCTGTGCCGTCGGGATTGGCGATGAACCAGTTATACATTTCGCGGACGCGCAAAACCTTATCCACAAGTGCTTGCGGATAACGGTCGCGCAGTTCGACCTCCTTTGTAAAGAGTTCGGCGCGGCATACTTCTATGGCGTTGGGGTAGCTCATTACTCGTCGTCCTCCATATCGAGCAAATTGCGGTGGGCGTTCTCGATAGCGAGCGGCGAGCCGACCTGTGCAAGCATCATTTCCTGAGAATGGAGCTTGACCTTAGAGGCGGCTTTGCCTCGGCGGTAGGCTTTCGACACGTCCGAACTGCGGTCGGCGATGTCGGAGCGCAGCACATCAGCCGGAATATCGAGTATCACGGCCATGTCGCTTATCTTCAAATATATGCTCGCAAACTTTTCAATCTGCTGCAAGTCGTTCTCTGAATAGGTCATGGAGTGGAACTGAATGGTTTGTGATAAGGTCGTTGACCTGCGCATGGAGATTAGCGAAAATCTCCGGAGAGGTCGAGATGAAAGCAGACTCGTGGCGGTTGCCGCGAGTTAGGTTCTGCGAGGTGATGACGCTGACCGTGTCGCCGCGCTCGGATTTCACCAACAAAATCTTGCTGTGATTGTCAGCAAGATAAGTTCGCTCGATAACTTGGGTGATGAACGCCCAGAGTTTGAGCGTCTTGTTGGTCGCCTTGTGGTCGAGCACAAGGTTAATCCGGCTCACGCGCTTATCCTTTGTAATAAAGAATAAGCGGCGAAGAAACTCCTCGGAGATGGAGAAGGAAGTCTGCCAGACTTCCGCGACACCGACCTGCGACAAAATCCATTCGAGAATGTCGGCCACTTGGACTGCATTACTCAGATACGCTTGAAAAGGTGTATCTGAGAGTGGCCGTAGGATTTGGTCTATCGAGGCGGTGCGCTTCATATAGGTATGAGGTCAGAGTTATGAGTTACGAGGTTTCTTCTTCGGGGTGGCGCGGGCGGCTTTTCTACTTTTGCCCTCGTCACTCTGACCAATGACATACCTATCGTAAGCCTCCCAGTTGGTATGGAGTTTCTTGTCGAGCGATATAAGTTCTTTGAGGAACGGGTATCGCTCGGAGTCCGGGCAGGTCGCGTTTTCAAGCGATAGCGAGCGGAGGCGCAGATGCAGTTCGCGCATACGTTGGAGAAGCGAAAGGTTCTCAACGTACTTCGCCTTGATTTCGTCGGGCAGCGTGTCGTGGTCTTCGCGCTTGCCGAGGCGACGTTCATCTTCCGGCTCGGTAGAAGCATCATCGGTCAGATGATGCTCGTCGGCAATGGTCTGCACCTGTGCGGCCATTTCTTCGACCTGCGCATGGGTCAAGGCTTGAACGCGGAAGTTGTAATATTTTTGAAGTTGGTACTCGATAATGTCATGGCGACGGTCGAGAGCGGCAACAATATTCTTGTAAAGAATTTGATTGCCCGACAACTTCAAAAGATAAAGTGCGCCGACTGCATAGTCGCGCTCGTCTTCATGTGTTTCAAGCCACTGTCGTATCTGTTCGGTAAATTTGTGGTCCATTTGAGGGGGTCAATTTTAATTTGGCGCGAGGGGTCAAATTTTATTTGATATAGCCGTGAAGAAAACAAGGTTTTTCTGCAACGGCATGAGAAGATTTCGCATCGAGATCATCGTTGCGCCGGTGGTAACAAAATCGTCGAATACGATTATGTTGTTTTCCTTTGGTGGCTCTGCCCCAAAGGTGAACACTGCACCGACACGATGCTTCGAGTGGCACTCGGCAATATCTTCGTAGAACGGTATGCCGAGCAGTTCAGCGAGCCGGGCAGAAATGAGCGAGGCAAAATTTCTGACCTTGTGGCGACGCTTGGGCGAGGTAACGAGGCACCAGTCGCCATTGGCGAGCGAGCAGCCCAGTATCTGACCGATGAGCTTTGCGACGTTGGTAGCAAAAAACTCCACCATATCGGGGTTGCTTTTAATGTCGGTCAGCGTCCGGCCATAGAGCGACTTCTTCCAGAGCGAGATTATCCCGAAAGCAGGATTGCGGTAGGAAATTCGCACCTTGTTAGGTGCGAAGTCGCAACGGGCCTCCGCCTGTTGCACGTCTTTCCATGCCGCACGTTTCTTCTCGGCGAACAGGTCTTTGGCCGGAGCCGGAGAAGCAAAAGAAGCGTCGAGGTCGGGAACGTCAAGCGAAGGCACTTCGATGTCGTTCAACATCTCGTCCAACTCTATCGCCCCATTCCTGACGCTTCTGTTCGGTTCCATGCTCACGCGGCCTTACCTGAGCAGTCGATGTCGCCGTCCTCGGTTTCGAGCGTACCGACATAGAAGGGTGCCGGCACTTCGTCGGTAGCCTCGACGTTGATAGTTGTCGAGGTCGTGCCGGTGGCACCCTGACCGAGATCCTGGGCGACAGTCGCCTTAGTGAGCCACTTGTCGTTGCCGAGGACGCGGAAGTTGCCTTTCATGTCCTCGACGATGAAAACATTGTCGGTGTTGTTGATGTAGGCCGCGGCAGCGGAAGCCTCCGCGCCTACGCCGGGGTGAACGGCGACAAGTTTGTTAAGCTGAGTCTGCGAGGGCAGCTCGCCCTGCGCCTCGGAGGTCAACTGCGACTTGTCGGGAAGAATGTCGATATACTTCCACTTCGCATCGGCGGCAAGCGTATAGCTTCCGGCCAGAACTGCGGAAGTGGCACGGCCCAGTTCATCACGCGGCAACTGCGGATAGCCGAGAATGAACGACTTGGCGAGGAAGTATATGCGGCGCTTCACGCCGGGCAGCTCGGGGGTGCCCTGGCACCATCCGAGCGATTTCTGAATAGAGGTACAAGTTTTAGCCATAGCTTACACAGCGATTTCGATTGTTTTGAAGCGGCGTTTGTCGATAGTCTCGAACTGAACGCCGAAGAACATAGTGGCGATGTATGAAAGGATAAAGGGTGCGAACTCCTTGATCAGCACGTTTTCGACATCGCCCATCTGGTCGTAGCCCACGAGCATATTGCTCTTGGTGGATACGTGCATGAACTTCGATCCGGCCTTGTTGTAGAGGGGGCAGAACTTCAGCTTGCCGTTGGAACCCTCCACGGCACCTTGTCCGTACTGGGTGTTGTAAGGTATGCCGCCGTGGGTAAGCAGGTAGCCTTCGTTGTACTTGTCGACGAAGTCCTGCGAGCAATAGAGATAGAGGTCCTGGGCGCGGAGGCGCGGGTCGAGCGAAAAGAGGATTTCTTTGGCGATGTCTACGGCGTTGGCCGCAGTGATGGCATCGTCGAACTTCATATAGTTGCCTTCCTCGGCTGCGATGGTACCTGCGGCGATTTCCTTTTCGGTAATCGTGTCGAAGCCGTCGAAAAGGTCGGCGGTGGTGTTACCGGCGGCGTTGCGTCTGCCGTTCCATACCGCATCGTTCAGATGCTCGGAGAGGTTCTTGGCGATACGTGCCAGGACGTGGCGGGCGGTGGGCGTAGTCATCTGACCGTCCCCCTTTGTGGCACCAGTGCCTAAGAGGGTCGAGATGGCCGAGTTAGGCTCGAAATTAGCGACAACGGAGCCAAAGTAGGTTTCGAGGTCGCGGAATTCGATGCCGAGGTTGTAGTCCACGGCACGTTGGGGATTGTAGGGAGCGAACTGGGCGTCGCCTGTGAGGTTGCCGACGCGCTCCTTGTATCGGATGCCGGGGCGACCCGTCATAAACTGAAGCGTGTCGCCGATACCGATAATCGGGAGCATAAGGAGGTCGGGGCGGTATTTGACCGCGGCCTCCTGATACTCTTGGAGAGTGAATGAAAATTTACCTGCCATTGTGGTATGGAGAGTTTAGGGTTAGACTTCGTTGTAGAGGGCGCGGGCCGAGTTGAAAGTTTCAACGAAGGCCTCGACGTCGTTTTTGGGAGCGGGTTCGCCGGGCTTGTTGTCCTCGACAACCTGCTTCGACGGCTCCGCCGGAGTCTTGGCGAGTTTGGCCTGAAGGTCTGCGATGGTCTGTTTCTGCTCGTTGCAGAGGCGGTCTTTCTCGGCGAGCGCGTCTTCTATGGCGTCGAGCTGCGCCACTGTAACCGTAGCCGCACCGTCTTTGACGGTCAGCGGCTTGTCGGCGAGGATAGCCGACAAGAAGGTGTAAGTCTTGATCATTGCGGTGGTAATGGGATTGGTTGACGGTTTGAAGAAGGAAGTCAGGGCGGCGAGGAAGCGAGAAAACGCACTGTCCTTGTCGACTTCCGCAACAGGGATGTTCGGTATCGGCATACCCTCCGAGGCCATAGCCGAAGCGAGCGCATCGGTGAGCTTCGGAGCCGGTTCATCGGCAAGGTCTGTGATTTCATCGACAAATCCCCAGTCGAGGGCTTCCTTAGCCGTGAGCCAGCCGCCTACTTTCATCAAGGCGAGAAGGTCTTCCGTCTTGCGCTTGCAGCGCGAGGCGTAGAGTTGGGCGCAATTAAGGTCGAGCTTGTCGAGGCCGGCCTTGATTTTCTCGCAGTCGGCGATGAGCGTTGCGAACTGGTCGCTGTTAAGACTGCCCCACTCGAAGAAGGCCATCGAGCATTTATGCACGAGGTACATGGCCCCGGCATCGATGGAGATGTGGGCCGCGCCGAGCGAAGCGATGGTGGCGGCGGAGGCATTTAGTCCCACGAAATGCACATTGACGTTGCCGTGGTTCTTGAAGGCAGCGGAGATAGACAGGCCGGTGGCGAGCGAGCCGCCGAGGCTGTCGATTAGGACGTTAACCTGCTTCCCCTCGTTCCTGGCGAGTTCGCGGTCAACGGTCGAGCGGTCGAAGTCGTAGCCTCCGACGTAACCTTTGAGTGAGATATTGTATGCGGTCTTTGACATGGCAAAAATAACTTTGCCACGAAGTTACAGCCACATAATAATAGGAGAAAAGACACCGATTTCTCAGAAAAAATCGCTAACTTTGCATTTGATATGGGACGAAAAGCTATAACATTAGACGAGCAAATCGCATTATTGCGAAGCCGTAACATGACTATATCAAATGAGGATAAAGCGAAAGAAATCCTTTTTGATGTAGGCTATTTCCGTATGGGGTTCTATTGGTTCCCATTTGAACAGACATACCCGGAAAAACATCACCGAACACATCAATTCAAAGATGGTACGGATTTTGACAGTGCTGTAAAGCTATATTATTTTGATTTTAATTTGAGAAATATTCTCCTCAAGCCATTAAGTCGCATTGAGATTGCATTTAGAACGAAAGTAGCATACCTCGTCTCAAATCATTATGTTAATAGTCCAACTTGGTTTGTAGATACGTCTGTTGTGAACCGTAAGCAAGCGGCCTCGTTTGAAAGAAAGGTTTATAGGCAGATACTTGAAAAAACGCCGCTTATCGCCCTGCACCATAGGCATCATATAAATGATAAGTTCGCTCCGGCGTGGAAAACATTGGAGTTTATGACTCTCGGTGAGGTTGTCAATCTTTTCAAATCGCTCAAAGATGAAGAATTGAAATTAGAGATTGCCAACCAATTCGGGATAAAAAAACTGGTTACGTTTGAGAATTATCTTGACATCATCAAGAATCTGCGAAATACATGTGCCCACGGAAATGTATTGTATGACTTTACTCCTGAGAAATCGATTCGCAAAGGCCCTGCAATGAAAAAAGGCATAGGCGAAAATCAAAATCTCAATGGAGCTTTACGAGTAGCGTTATATATGATGAGACAGGTATCGGAAAACCGATACAATGATATGCTTACCGACATAGATAGATTGATATCGAAATACGGAGCATATCCGGAAGTAAAGTCTATTCTCACGACAATCAGTGGTTTAGACCAGCTTCATAGAAAGTAAACAACAACCTTTTCTCTGAAAATTTTGTTATATCATAAAAAAGAAGTACCTTTGCAACATCAAAAGTGCCGGTAATGACTTTAAGGCTCATTGCCAACACTATAAAAGGGAAAAAAAGAGGTCGTGCATTTCGCTGCACGACCTCGATTTTTATTACAAGAGCCGCCCCGGAGGGCGACCCTGCAAGGAGAGAGGGAGGAGGGGTCAGATGCGGCGGAACACGTGATTGTTGGCGCCCATGTTGTAGTCGTACATGAACAGGTCGCGTCCGAAGGCTTCATAGTCGAAATAGCGCGAGAGGTCGCCCATCGTTCTTTCAATGTCCCAGCACTCCTCGACGATGTGTCGGGCGAAGTCCTCCTCGCTGTCCCATTCGCCGCAGTATGCTTCCTCGAAGTTGTCGAGCGTATCTTCAAACTCCATGTAATCGTCCACGGCATCGACATCGTACTTGTCGCACAGCTCCGTGTATTCCTGAATGTGGTCGAAGTCTTCCTCGGACATGAAGCCCTCGTTGTACCACTGGCGTGGGAAGCCCTCGTAGTCCTGGGCCATCAGCTCCGGGTCGGGCTCGTCGGCGTGGATTGCGTTGCAGAAGTCGATAAACTCGTCGTAGTCGCTGAAGCTGCTGAGGTCGATCCACAGACCGCAGAGAGAGCCTTCGTTGTACTTGCCGTAAGTACCGACGTAGACGGAGGGTTCACCGTCGCAGCCGCTCTTGTGTTCGCTGACCGCTTCCTGAAGTTCTTCGGACGTGTAGCCCAGTTCGGCGAGTCGTTCTTCGACTCTTGGAGTGATGTTGAGTTCTCCGAATTGTAGTCTCATTGCTGTAAAATTTTGAGGGTTTGACATTTGGTTCATTTTTTAAGTTTTACGTTGCAATAATTGGGAGAGCTGAGGAAGCGGAATTGCAAACGTTATTTCAAGCCACGGCGGTAAATTCTTGGGTCCTGGAGGGTGAAGAATTTTGAAATGTTGTTTGCAATCCCGGAGGGCAAGCCACCGGTGCAGTCTGCGGTCAGCCCTACCTTTGCGACAGGAAAACTAAATGAGACAATTGTCCCGAAAAATCAGCGATGAGAATACAGGTGAACACAACATCAAGAATCAGAAGAACAGCCGGACGGGCAGCATGCCCGGAGCAGGGAGCTGTCAACAAGAGCGGATGCATGTGCGCCCGGAGTCCGTCGGTGCTTACGAATATGGCAAGTGCAATGAAGGCTCGCGGTCTGTGGTTTGACCTGCTCGGCGACAACGACACCGCTTTATCCTGCAAGGCATTCCACATAGACGATGCCCGCCCATTCCTTAATTATGGCTTGGACTATGAGAACTTACACCGCCTACCGCTGAAAATCGAGGGCAATGTCTGAGGGGGATTACGACCGCCATAATCCACGGAGCGAGAAAGATGCGACAGGTATGTAGCCGATGCCGTACCGCTGACGATTGGAGTTTGCAGAGAAGCCGACACCCGCAGGGCTACTGCGGACATGGGACAGTTTACCCGCCACATCGTGTACCACGACCACGAATAACGAAAAGATGGGCCACCGCTCACGCCGATTATGATGCCGTACTGTTCAATGAGACCACATTATGGCAGCACCGCTGAATGTTCCGCTGCATCTGACCCCTTCCTCACTCCTGCAAGGTGTCGCTCTCCGCGACGGCTCTACCTATAAAAAACCGCCGATGCCTCACGCGCCAGCGGCCTAACAACTTCAAAATCTGTAATGACCTGCCGCATCACTGCGGCAAAATGATTGGGACTGTTTATGATGCAAAAGAATATCATATCACGCACGGCACCATCGAGCGGATGGAGACGTGCTTAATTTCGTATTCATATCCGGCGGCATCGCCAGACGGGAGGCCGCAGCGCTGCTCCGACTCCACTTGCGGATGCGGAGCTTCGAGCGAGCCGAGAAGGTAAGACTTGCCGTTGACATCGGTAACGACAAACCCCAGGCAAGGATTCCGGGGAAGTTTCCTGTCGGTAAGGAACTTCAATGTGGCGGTGTCCTCGTACCCGGCACCGTCCTTCTTTGTCTTGCACTCGCAGGTAGGCTCGTCGAAGAAGGCAATCGGATGAACGTCGGTCAGGACGGCCACCGTCATGCCACAAATAGCCGACAGGTCGACGCGGCGCGGCAAGTGTCGACAGTCAATCCAGCCGATAGCCTTTATTCCGGGAAGTATCTGTGTAGAAGTACGCATTATAGCAGAAATAGCATAATTGAAAAAATGAAGTGCTGAAATCAATGAGATTTTTTACGCAGATATTGTTTTTCTGCGCGTTTGCGGTGAAGATAGATGTCGCGCTGCCGCTGATAGCGTTTGGCGATGGCGTTCCAGTTCTTCTCCGTCGGCTCGATGCCGTGCTTCTCCATCCACGCATAAATCAGCTCGTCCTGACGCTTGCCTATCTTGCCGAAGTGATGCAGCTCTTCCCACAGCTGAATGTCGAAGCGGTTGCGGATAAGATTGAGCAACATCGACAGCGCACGTGGCGGCAGGAAATTGTATGTCTCCGGCGGACGGTTGCGGAACGTCGGAATCCTGACGGCCAGTTTACCGTCGGCGCAGACCTCCGGCTCCACACCCTCCGGCAGCTTCGCCATATACAGTTCGAGCGTCTTACTCTCGACAGAGCCGCGAGTAAGATGCACCGGCACATCGCCGCCGTGTTCGCTGACGAACCACTGCGCGAGATAGTCTTCCAGAGGCAAATAGATACAAAGGTCGCTCATAACATAGCCGATTGGTACATACAAAGTTACCATATATCAGCGTGTTAGCCTAATAATCAAGAGCAAGAATGGGTAACTTAGGGAAACCCCTCCGAAGAAAAATATTATCGGCGAAAAAGAGAGGATATATGCCACAGGGTTGACAGCGTTGACACGTTGACAGCGGCATAAGCCGGTGGCAGGAAGCCGCAACATACCAATTACTTATCTATTTTACCCTATAAATAGATAAAGAGTAGTTTGTCAACGTTTGGATATGGATTTTTCCAAAAATGCGATTTTGACTACCTTTGTCAACTGGAAAACCCAGGCTCGGATGACCCCTTAGGCCAAGGTTGAATTAACCCCTGAAAATATTTTGAATTGACCCCTGAAAACGTTCTGGCCGACGGGGTCAATTTTATTTTGTCTTATCGGCTTTTTATAGCTTTAAGCTTACGGACGCTTTCGCCGGTAAGCGTGATTCGATG